GAAATGGCTTTCTTTCAGCTGCTGCCACTGATATTCCTGTACAGCAAATGGGCGTGGACGTTCGTACTACGGACCAAGTTAACCCCAAAGCGAAATTTGTGGCTTCAATGACGGACGACAATTTTGTTGACCTCTTGGGATCTACGAAGATTCGTTCTGAACAAAAGAGCCGAGTTGTGCCCTCCATATTGTCAAGTGATGTGGAGGAGATTATGGGAGTTCCAAATACCTGGGGACCACCAAGATTGAAGCCCAACTGGGATGCATTCAACAAAAACGTTGAACTTTTCTCCAAACCAGGAGATATGTTTGACCCGGAGTTACTTGATAGAGCCCAGAAAGATTGGGAGAAACCTCTATTGGTTGCAATGGATACACATGCAAAGAACGAAGAGGGTGGCTTTTGCCCCCTCACCCTGAAGGAGTCCATTCTTGGAATCCCCGGGAGGAAGTACGTCGATGCTATGCCCATGAATACCGGTGTTGGTTTCCCACTTTTTGGGAAGAAAAACAAGGTTGATGCAGAAGGAAACTCAGTACATTTTGATGAGACATTCCAAGGTGAAGTTCTCCTAGATCGTGTTCCAAAAGAGCACATCCAAGGAGAGATTGATCGCCTACTTGATTGTTATCGTCGTGGTGTACGAGGTTATCCTGTAACGTCTGCTACGTTGAAGGATGAACCAACTCCTCTAGATAAGGAAAAGGTGAGAGTATTTCAAGCGGCCCCAGTTGCCATGAGTATTCTTATCCGAATGTACTTTCTACCTATTGCGAGATTTTTACATCTACACCCTACACTTGCTGAAACAGCCGTTGGAGTGAATGCCTTTTCGAAAGATTGGGAAGAACTCATGGACTTTGCTGAACAGTTTGGAAAAGAGGATGATCAGATGCTTGCATGGGATTACTCTAAGTATGATGTACGAATGAATTCTCAAGTCACACGTAAAGTATGGGACTCATTCATTCATCTTGCTGCAAGAGGAGGTTACGACCAAGAATCTTTGACTATTATGCAAAACATGATCGCAGATATCGTACATCCAATAATGGATTTGAACGGTACTTTGCTTATGTCTTACAACATGAACACATCCGGTAATAATATGACGGTTGATGTTAATGGTGGAGCAGGGAGTTTATATGTCCGAATGGGCTTTTTCTCCTTATATCCAGAAGTGGAAGATTTTAGGTCTAAAGTTGCTCATTTAACCTATGGTGATGATGCAAAAGGTTCCAATGCTGCAGATACTCGTAAGTTTAACTTCATTTACTACAAGAAGTTTCTTGCGAAGCATGGGATGAAATTGACCTTACCCACAAAGACTGACGATGAAGTTGAATTCCTCCGGACCGAGGAAACAGATTTTCTTAAACGAATTAGCCACCACATCCCTGAAATTGGGTGTGCGATAGGACAATTGGATGAAGAGTCCATTTTTAAGTCCCTGCATTCGAATTTGAAATCTTCGTCAGCCACACCGCGTGAAGTTGCCGCGAGTGTGATTGAAACAGCACTCCACGAGTGGTTTGCTTTTGGTCGAGAGCACTATGAAATGCGTCGCGCTCAGTTGCGCACCATTTGCGAGAGGCAGCAATTGCCCGTAGAAGCTCTTAAGTACACGTTTGACGATCGTGTCGCGTTCTGGAAGGACAAATACCAGAATGCTTAAGTTTGTACATGGATACCCCAGTGTCACGGCTGTGGCTTGTATAAATAGTTACCCTTCATGTTTTTACATGTTATGCACATGCGTGTTAGATGTATATATAAATTTTCC